AAAGCTGCCAACAGTGAGGAGGTGATCCAGTCTGCCCCTGAGTCCCCGGCAAAAGCGAACACTGCACTAGCCTCTGTTAAAGTCGCTACGCCGGGGACTTCTTCTCGAATTGCATCAGACGGAACTCGTCTGCGATGGAATATTGAAGGTGATTGGAATCCAGATATTCTCGAAACCTCGGCGCATCTCCGACAGGAACACGGCATCAACACGAACGGCATGACGCATCAAGAAATGGCTGACATCCATGCTGATCTGCATGAGGGAAACGTGACCGCAAAGGTTAAGGTAGTGAATCGTGGAACATCGTGTCCGAACGGACGGTGTCCTGTTCCGCAACGCCGTGGATTGTTCGGGGGCTTGTTTCGATGAGCCTGATCAAGCCTGTGGATCTGCGGCACCTAAACATCCGCGAAGCAATTCAGGCGGTGATAAGCGGCAGGATCGAGCGGATCGAGTTTTCAGAGACGGTAAATTTGAAACTGAAGCACGATGGCGAACAGGCCGTGTTGACAATCACAGACGGCACAGTCGAGGTTGATATTCCGGGGCCAATAAGCCCGGACGTGTTAAGGGTTACGGCCTACGATGATCATGCTTTGGTGGATCTTAGGTTGAGTCAGGTGAGGATCAATTACTGATGACAGCGGCACATAACAGCAGGATTGAGGCACAAAAAGAGGCTGCGATCTTGCGCAGCCTTGCCGAGGCTGTCGTGTCTCCTGTTGTTGCCGGTCGCAAGTCGCGAAAATCAATATCACTAAGACGCAAAACGGACTGGCTGAAAATTACCGATGTGATCGCATCGACTCCACCAGTCATGCGATTACTGGACGCTGAGGACATCGCGGCAAACTGGCGGAACGAATGTAAATTTGCGGGAATCGGAAGTGGATTATTAGGATGGATCATCTGGAATTGGGCGTTCCCACTATTATTAGAATTGGCGAAGCTGTGGGTCGAGTCACTCAGAAACACTGACAAGATCAGTGAGAGATAACAGGCCGAACAATGTGGATGACCTCAAATCAATTGCTGGTAAGATTGCTGATCTCTGGGGATACGCACTTGCGATCGTTGGAGTTCTTGCCGTTTGTCATGGCCGGATTGTTAAATTGTATCGCACTGTGTCTCGTGCTTTCCGGCTTAGCAATGCTATTCACGATCACTTCGGGACTGACCCCGCACTTTCAATTGTCGAATCACTCCGCCAGCACACACGCGACGGGGCTGTTCAAGAGGTCCGTCTTACGCTGCTCGAAGAATCGCTCGGGGCAGGGATCTATGTCTGCGACGCAACAACAGGAGCCTGCACAAATTGCAATACAGCCCTCGCTGAATTGTATGGACTCGATAAGGCCGCTTTCCGTGATTCTGGTTGGCTTTCCGCCGTCGTGCCCGATGACCGGATATCCGTCTACGAGCGTTGGCAGGAGAGCGTACGAAAAAAGATTCCGTATGAGCTTAGCTACTTCGTCCGCAACCAGCGGACAGATAGAAAATTCAGGGTCATAACAAAAGCCTATCCTGCTGTCCTGGCTGATGGGACGATTTTGTGTTATGTGGGGACGTGCGAAGAAGTATTGTAACAGTGGTTAAGTAGTCCGCTTCTCATTGCAGCCGGGAAAACAAATGACGAACGCAGAACTAAAAACGCTGATCGAATCAGACAGCGAGGCACTGGCACACTGGAACGCAGGGCGGCACGCTGCTTGTGCGGCCCGCTGTGGCGATATTGCTCTGACCGTCCGCAGGCTGGTGACTGCTGATGAGATCCAGCTCCATGCGTCGAAAAACGGGACGTGGGCGGCGATTACATTGGCCCGCGAATCAGACGAAACACCCTTGCAAATCAAAGGCGTCTGCATCACGTTTCTCGATTGGATAAAGTCGGGGCGAGCGGTCGATTTCGATCTGCCTGAGGTCCAGCAGATGGTTGGCGGATTGATTCAGTCGCAACTTGTCACCCAAGAGCAGGCGGCACAACTAGACGCGATGGCCAATGAGAAACAGGCATTCACAACTGACGACGTACAACAAGCGATGAGGGCGTAATGGCGACGATAAAAAACACATATCGAGCATCAGCAGATTTAACAGTCACAAATCTGCACAGCATTGCGACATCTTCGACCCTTGTTGCTGGGTGGATTTCCGCCGTGATTGACAACACGAGTGATTGTGATCTTGATAAGTTCATTTCAGGTAAGTTTGCACTGGGGAATTCAGCAACAGCCGGTCAGATTGCAGTTTATGCAATAGCAATGCTGGACGATTCAACTTGGCCTGCCTCTGCACTTTCGTCAGGTGCGTTTGGGACGGAAGGCACAGCGACGTTTAAGGATGCAACACTACTTTCCGGAGTTGGTGCATTTCTTTGGGGTGCGGCGACTCGTGCCGACCCCGGAACTGATGATGTGTACCAAATGCAGCCGTCATCGGTGCGAGGCGGTTTTGGTGGCATTTTACCGTCGAAATTCGTGATATTTGTTACACATTCAACGGGCGTTAATTTGGCATCATCGGGCAACCAGATCACGGTTCGCGGTGAATATAGGACAGTCGCCTAATGCGTCAGCAATCGATATCAACTCTATTAGCACCATCGTTGGCGAAAGGTCTTTTCGCCAGCGTTATGCCGTGTAATGGATTTGGAGGAACCAGATTGCCAGATGTTTCGAAGCGTCGAAACAATGGAGTCGTAGTCGGAAATATGGGCGTTGCTCCTGTTCGCGGAGTGCAGTGCATGACGCTTGCAGGAAACACGTCCTCATACATTAGCTGGCCGACACGCATATTTGATGTCCTCTACACGCTGCAGACGTTTACGGTTGGCATTTGGATGAGATCGACCACGGCAACACCTGTTGGCAACGATCAAGTGTTATTCGGATTCGAGGGAGGGTATGGCTCATGCTGCTTGTATCACGACGGTACAGACACTTCGGTGTCGTGGTCGACGTCGGGTGCGTTCGCAAACAGATTAACGTCATCGATTCGCACCTATGATCAGACCTGGCACTATGTGGTCGCGATTTTTGATCGGGGGACAACCCGTGTTTTAATTGATGGCATGGCAGCAGGTACAAAAACTCAGACGCTTGCAAATTTCACAGGGTCGACGTTTGGGTCACGGGTCGGAGGGACTGCAAATTTAGGATCATCAATGCCCGTGTCAATCGCGGAGTGTTCGATTTGGGCGAAGGTTTTGGCGGATTCGGAAATTCAGATTTTGAAACGTCGCCCGGGAATCTTATGCGATATGAGTCAGGATTTCGCAGTGTCTGGGTTAAGTGGAAATCGTCGTCGTCGTTTGCTGGTAGGAGCAGGATCATAATGTGGGCAAAGCAATCAACAGCAGCAACATTGATCGTTGGTCCGTGCTTAGACAGCACGGGCGCAGAATATGCGGGACTGATAATCACGGATCTGAGTTTATCAAAAAACGGCGGCACGCTGACGGCATTGGCCACAGCGGCGACGTTGACGCACATCGCAAACGGCCAATACACGCTTGTGATGACGACGGGTAATCTTGATACGCTCGGACGCGCTCAGATCACCTGCAACAAATCAACGTATCAAATGCCAACCGTTGGGCTGTTGGTTGTGCCTGCGATGGTGTTTGATTCGATGGTATTGGGGACTGATGTTTTGCAGTCGGACGTTACTCAATTCGGAGGCACAGCGGGCACGTTCGCGGCTGGAATACCAACAGCGGCACTGGACTCCACCGCTACTGCTGCACTGGTGGACCTGATCTGGGACGAGCCATTGACAGGTGCCACCCACAACGTCGCAACGTCCTCCGGTAAGAGATTGCGACAGACAACAGCATTCCAGCAGATCGACTCAACTGTCATTGATGCGTCTGCGACCACAACCACGTTCATCACTGGCCTCACATCGTCAGTCGACAATTTCTACAATGATTCAATGCTCGTGTTCACGGATGGGGCTTTGGCAGGACAGGTCCGGGCGATTTACGATTACATTGGTGCCACCAAGACGATTGTATTGGAGGAGGCGTTGACATCAGCACCAGTGAACGGCGTAGCGTTTGCGATTGTCTCGTTGCACATTCATCCTGTGAGTCAGATTCAGAGTGGGCTGGCGACGAGTGCTGCATTGGCTACGGAGTCGACGAAGATCAACCGAATCGAAGCAGTAGCAACCGGCACAGTCACCGGGGCAGGAACATCCACAGAAGTGTTTGTTGGGCCATCAGCAACTCTCACGATCACCGTCGATTCGAGCGGCAATAGATCCGCAGTGGTGGTGACATGAGCCTGAGAACGTTTGGGCAAAGGTCATACGCGGCGAGAACGTTTAATGCTAGGACTTGGGGCGGGGTTGAGGAGGCTGCGAATGCAGCCATCGTGACGACACGCCTTTCGCTGGTTGGCACATCACGCCAGCGACTTAGCGTAGAAGGCACATCAACGGAGCGAATGGCAACGGTTGGCACATCACAGAAGCGATTGGCTATTGAGGGGGCGAGCCGATGACAGCACAGACACACAGACGACGGGTTGGGGATCTACGGACGGTGTTGCCGGTCACATTGCAGCAGCCTGATTCAACGGGCACTCTCGCGGCCATCAATCTGACCGGGCTGACGGTGACGTTTAAGATGATCAACGCTGCCGATGGAGCGACGAAGATCGCAGCCACATCAACGGGCCTCACAGTTGTGACGGCTGCGAGTGGCACTGTCAACTATGACTTCAGCAGCACGGGCGTTGATGCCGCTGGTGTTTATTGGGGCACGTTTCTCGTGACTGAATCAGGTCAGACGGACGCTGTGCCAGTGCGTCAGAAGGATCTCAGGATCATCATTGACAGTGATACGCAGACGGGCGAAGAGGCGTACTCGGCAGCGGTTGCGGCAGAATGATTCTCAAATCCTAGACGAGCATATGACCGCGCCATATGGGCGAAGTTATATGGAGTGCGGGAAAAAGAAAATGAAACATAGCCAAAAACTTTTTTGATGGGTCCTTCCGGCGATCTAGCACTTCCCTGCGACGAAGGAAGGCCCGGATTTTTAAATGTTAGTTAGTGCGTTAGGAAACTTCGATGAAGGGGTCTGGGGCCGCTCTGGCGCAACGGGAGTGGTGCGGCTCGATGCTTTGTGCGGTCATCTGCGATGCCTGCCCCTGGTGGTCGCTCGGGAACTTGCTGAATGAAACGTGTTGCAAATAAATCGCGTGCCAAATGGAAATAAAAACAGCATCTGACATCAACATGGTTGGCAAAGCACTGGCAGCCGGTTGGCTTGATGGATTTGAGGATCGACGACGGAAGGCAGTGCATGACCTGTTTGACGTGGTTGAAAATTCTGGTGACGAGGAAATGCGGATCAAGGCGTTTATCGCACTCGTCAGGGCAGACGCTGCAGATTTGAAGCGTCAGGAAGTTGCAATTAAAAAGCAGGCCGTTGATGACGCAAGACGTCTTAGATTACTTGAACTCGTTAAGCAACTCCCGCCTGGAGTCCTGGCTCGAATCGCAGCCGGAGACGCGGCATTTGCTGAGGGCGGACGAGAGGGAAGCACAGCGGGACCGGATGGCCCGCAAGAGGGCGTCTGAACGTGATCTGAAGATACCAATTCCTGCCGAACCTAGCAGGCGATTCGACGCATTGCAGGACGGTGAACTGTTTCTGACGACCTACTTCCCAGAAGTATTCTTTGAGCCATTTACCACAGACCGCAGGGACATGCACAGCAGCATCGTGAGAGCGGCCATGTACGGCGGCGACCAAGCTATCGCTGGAACTCGCGGAGAGGGCAAAACGAAGCTGGCAATCTATACAGCCCTTTTTCTAACACTGAAAGGATTGTCGAACTTTCCGATCGTGATTGGAAAGAACCAGCGAAAGAGCGAGGGGGAACTGCGGACGGTACGCGAAAAGCTCCAGCAGTCTGAATTGCTCCTTGCTGACTTCCCTGAACTCTGTATGCCATTCAAGGCCGTGGGCGGGTGGTCATCACGGGCTCGAATGCAGACCGTAGCAGGCGAGCCGTCTAATCTGGAGATGTCTGCGGATCACCTAATCTATCCAACGATCGGCCGGCACCAGTTACCGGACGCCTGGCCGGACTTCATCGAGCCGGTCAGTAACGGGCAGATCCTCGCATCTATCGGCATCGACGGAAGTATTCGCGGAACTAACTACAGAGACCGCAGGCCGTCCATCGCAATCATTGACGACATTGAGGACCGCCAGGCTGCTGATTCAGACGCATTGATTGAGAAGAACGAAGAGACAATCGAGAAGGATATCGCAGGGCTCGCGGCATCGGCCAAGCGTGTTGCTCGCGTGCTTCTCTGCACCATCCAGAACCGCAAGTGCATCGCGTTCAAGTTTACCGACCCAACAAAGAAGCCGTCATTCAAGGGCCGTCGATATCGCAAGATGATCACTCCTCCTGACCGCATGGATCTGGTTCAGGAGTATCTGAGACTGCGAATCGAGCGGGCGGAAGATGACCCAGACGCCCGCGTTGCGTTTCGCTACTGGAGAGACAACCGAGCGGAAATAGAACGGGACTGCGTTATCAGCAACCCGTCATCGTTTGATGGCACGATTCATGAAGACGGTGAACCGCTGGAACTCTCTGCAATTCAGAGTTACTACAATAAGACGGCCGACTGGGGTGAAAAGGCGGTAGCAACAGAAATCGACAACGACCCTCCGGTGGAAGTCGGGCCACAGGGAAGCGGAATGACATGGCAAATGGTCGCAGGCCGACTGAGTGGGCTTGATCGCGGCCAGTTGCCGGCCAACGCATCGTGTGTGACTGCTGCGATTGACCTCGGAAAGTATCTCTGTCACTGGGTTGTGATTGCATGGTGGAAAGGTGCTGGGGGTTGCGTTATCGATTACGGACGAGCGGAAGTTGTCGGCACTGACAAAGGCATGGACAACCAAGCAAGCGAGCCACAGATTTACAAAGCTCTGCTGAACTGGCGCGACGAGATACTAGCAAAGAAGTACGTTGACGCGGCCGGATCAGCCCGCAAGGTCGACGCGGTTTTCATCGACTCCGGAACATTCACTGACGCGGCATACCAGTTCGTGCGGGACGTTGGCGGAACTCCATTCTATGTCTCCAAGGGTATCGGAAACTATCGCGACAAGACGACCGAAACAGAGAAGATAAAGCCGGGCAATCATTTTCATGCGGCCTATCAGGAGGCACAGGGCCTGTGGCTTTACGAACTCAACACGGACTATTGGAAGCAGTTCATCCACGAGAGATTCTTGACGCCGACATTTGACGATCAGAACTTCCTGCGCCGCGGGGCTCTGTCTCTGTTTGTGCAGCCAGGTGGCAAGCGGCACACGTCATACGCCCAACATATCGTCGCTGAAGAGCTCGTCAGTGAGTTCAAGGAAGGCAAGGGCCTGAAGACATATTGGAATGTGGTGAGTGACAACAACCATTGGCTTGACGCCACATACAACGCAGCGGCTGCTGCAAGTGCTCGCGGCATTTATCTCCTTTCCCCAACATCAGAGAATCCAGATGGTCAGTCCGTTACTGCAAGACCGAAAGCCCCAAATGAGCAAGAGCAATCAAAGCAGACCGCAAAACCGCCAGGGCAACGCCACGGAACTCCAAAGAAACGATCCGGTGGTTGGGTCAACAGTCTCAGAAGACGCTGAGAAGCCAAAGCCCCGCGTGACGACGTTTGTCCCGAAGGACTGCGCTTCATGCCCTGCTTTGCGGGCGGCGGATGAGGAAACGGCCGGCAAGTCGTTTTCCAGAGTCGTCAGCACTCAGGGACGGACAAGGTACTGCAAATGCGGATTCTGCGGAGCAACGTGGAAGGAATAGGATTTACACGGCATATAAACCGCACCTATGTTCGATCTATCGCATTGCCACATAACCCCGCACACTTGCGGGCATGGCAACAGCGACATCATTACTCGCACAGATCGACGCGGCGATTGAGGCACTCCTAACCGGAGGAGCTTCGTCGTACTCGATCGGCTCACGTTCGGTCACGTCGCTCGACCTGCCGACTCTGTTTGAGCAACGACGAATGCTACAGATGGAATCAGACCGTGAGTCTAGTGCTGGCAGCATGTTCCGCGTTGCGAAGATGCAGAGGGCCAATCGATGATTGGCACAGCACTCGACAAACTTGTCGGCGTGTTCAGCCCTGCCGCTGCCGTGCGACGAACACAGCAACGCAAGACGCTTGAGCGAATGTACGCCGGGGCAGAAGCCAGCCGCCTCACAAACAACAAGAAACCGAAAAACCAATCAGCAGACAGTGAACTGCTGGGGCCATTCGGTGCGGATGCCTTGCGTGCGTGGTCGCGATCGTTGGTCCGCGACAATGCCTATGCTTGGGGCGTCGTCGATACGATCGTCAGCTCTGTGATCGGTACGGGCATCACTGCTCAGTCACAGATTGAAACGCCAGAAGGCACCGACGTTGAAGACCTTAACGAAATCCGTGATAAGGTTTGGCAGGAATGGTGTGAAGTCTGCGACGTCAACGGGCGTCTGAACTTCGCGGAAATTCAGCAGCTTGCACAGCGTGAAATGGTCGAAGCGGGCGAAGTACTGATTCACCTCGTCAACACGCCGTCGAACAAATACCGTGGCATCTATCGCCCCGTGCCGCTCGCACTCGAACTGATCGAAGCCGACCGACTCGCGACAGACAAAGACACGTACAAGATTCACAGCCGAGACGGAAACAAGGTCATCCGTGGCGTTGAGCTTGATGACCTTGGAAAGCCGCTGGCGTACTGGATTTATCCGGAGCATCCAAACGGGCCATACGCAACGCGAGTCCTTCCAATCCGGATCGATGCGTCTGAGATCCTGCATTTGTACCGAGTCGACCGAATCGGACAGACTCGCGGAGTATCGTGGTTCGCTCCTGTCCTTGGATGGCTTCGTGACCTCGGCGTTTATGTCGACAATGAGATTCAGGCGTCTGCAGTCGCGTCATGTTTTGGCGTGGCAATCACGACGAACGGACGCGCGGGCACAGGTTTAATGCCATCGACAGATGACGAGTCGAGCGACGTGAACGGCAATCAGTTTGAGTATCTCGAACCAGCGATGATTGTACGATTGCAGCCAGGGGAATCAGTCGAGTCGATCAATCCCGGCCGGCCAAACTCGGCATCAGAGCCGTGGATCAATCTGATGCTGCGTGGTATCTCAGTTGGCACGGGCCTGAGCTACGAAGTCGTCAGCAGAAACTACAGTGGAACAAGTTACAGCAGCAGCCGAACAAGCATGTTGGAAGATCGACGCAGGTTCCGGAGGTGGCAGCGATATGACGTGCAACATCTCTGTCAGCCGATCTGGGATCGATTCTGTGATCAAGCCGCAACGGCTGGCACTGACGGCTTTCCGTCGATGTCCGAAATTCTTGCCGACCGTCGTTCCGCGACGGCGGTGGAATGGCAAACTCCCGCATGGGAATGGGTAGATCCACAGAGCGAGCAATCTGCTTCAGATGCGGCACTGAACTCATTCCAGAGCACGTATCAAGACGAACTCGGTCAGCGTGGCAAGCACTGGAAAAACGTGTTTTACCAGCGAGCCAAAGAAGAGAAGCTCAAGAGACAATTGGGTCTTGTGACTGCTGACATGGCCAACGTCCAGAACGCACAGGCTGAATCGCAGCAGATGGCGGCAGCGTCCGCACAGCCCAACGGCCAAGCTCAAGGCCAGGTTGCACCGTCAAGTGAGATGTCTGATCTGTCACGTCAGCAATGGGGCCGCAATCGCAAAGCCATTGAGGACATCCTAGCGGAGTTCATCGCAGGCACTGCCAGCGAAACGAAATCAATGGTGTTTCTGCAGTCTCTCGGGCTGACAGAAGCCACGGCGCAAATGCTGTTGTCAGATGCGTCTGACGGAACTGTTGACACGGATCTTGATCAAGTTCCGGAGACTGAAAATGACAAATAAGAAAGGCAAGTTGCCACCACTGAAAACACCGTCAATCGTCATGCGATCGGTCGGCATCTCGTCAGGCATTTCTGATGTGGTCATCGCAACAGAAACGCCAGTCCGACGCTACGACGAAGATCGTGGATACGTCATCAACGAAGTCTTACTGATGGATGGCGTCGTTCTCCGCGCTAATCAATCGCAGATTCCGATTGTCGATTCACACGATGACAGAAGCGTGCGAAACATTTTCGGCTCAATCCGCCAGATGCAAGTCATCAATGGTGAGCTTCACGGGGTTCCCTCGTTTGCCAGCGATGCAGAATCACAAGTCATCCGCACGCGAATGGATGAGGGTCATATCACAGATTTCTCAATCACTGCCGTTCCAATGGAATCGCTCTTTGTGCCGCATGGCCAAAGCTACACGACAAAACGCGGAGCGGTGATCGATGGTCCGGCAGTCATCCATGTGCGATGGCAGCCACATAACGCCTCGATTTGCGCCACTGGTGCAGACGAGCACTCAACTGTCCGCAGGTCCTATACAGACCTCGAAAGAAAGGTAACACGAATGGACGAGGCACTATTAGGATCGCTCGCAGCAATGGGGCTCCCTGACGGCATGACAGACCCAAACCAGATTCTGGCATGGGTTGTCGGCAAGCTCGGCACATCCGCAGCAGCAGAATTGCCGGAACCAGTTGAAAACATGGACGGCATGACGGACGACGAAAAGCCACTAGAAGACAAGCCCCCAGAAGAAAAGAAAGTTGAAAACATGGACGGCGCGACTGATCCAGAAGAAGACAAAAAGAAAGTTGAAGAAGCGATCGGCCGTGCGCTGCGAACTGATGCCAAGCGACGCAAGGAAATCCAGGCTCTTTGCACTGTCCACAAAATCGAGCGATCAGTTGCCGACAGTCTCTGTGACGACGGCGTCGACCTCAATACCGCCAGAACAAGGATCTTAGAACGAATGGCCAACAAACCTGCCGGTCAGTCGACCGAACGTGTGAGCGTCGCAGAATCAGCCGATGATAAACTGTTCGCAGCCGCTCGCGATGGCCTGATCATGCGAACGCTGCGAGCCAGTGGAATGCGGAACCAGACGCTGGCAAATCCAGCCGCCGGCCATCAGGACTTCACGAACATGAAGCTGGGCCGCGTCGCTGAAATGTACGCGGAAAAGATGGGCTGTGACGTGCGACGCATGGCAGCGAAAGACATTGCACTGGTTGCGATGGGCCATCCGGGATCAATGAACCGATTTCGAATTCAGCGTGATGCGTACCACACCACTGGCAGCTTCTCCAATCTGTTGCTTGATGCGGCAAACAAGACGCTGCTGGCAGGCTATGAAGAAGCCCCGTTTACCTGGGGAATGTGGGCACGTGATGCCGGAACGACTGCGGACTTCAAGAACATCAACCGCATTCGGTTCAGTGAAATGGGTACTCCTGAAATGGTGCCAGAAGGCAAGGAGTACAAGGACGCGGGAATGTCCGACACGAAAGAGACGTACAAGATCAACAAGTACGGCAACATGTTTACTGTGACATGGGAAACCGTCGTCAACGACGATCTTGACGCCATCAGCCGTATTCCTGCAATGCAGGGGGCAGCGTGTCGACGATTGCAGAATCAGGCCGTCTACAGCGTCCTGACTGCAAACGCGGCAATGGCTGACACTGGATTGCTGTTCAATGCAACAGCACAGACCACAGCCGGAGGTCACTCGAACTACGCGACCGGGGCCGGTGCTCCTTCAGTGACGACGCTGAACACCGCGTTCATCTCAATGATGACCAAGAAGGGCATTCGGTCGGATGTGATCCTAAACATCCAGCCTGCGTTCCTGATTGTGCCTGCTGCAATCTCAGCGACCGCTCTGCAGTTGCTCGGATCTATCGCAGATCCTTCCGTTGGTGGCTCTGCTGCTGGTAACAGCAACACGAAGAACATCTACGGGCCAAACGGCGATCGACCATTGAAGGTCATTGTTGAGCCACTGTTGGACGCTAACAGTTCAACAGCCTGGTACTTGGCAGCCAGTAACAGCCAGGTTGATACCGTCGAAATCACCTTCCTCGAAGGCGAACAGTCCCCAGTTCTCGAAAACGAATGGGACTTCGACAAGGACGTTTACAAGTACAAGGTTCGGCAGACATTCGGAGTTGCTCCAATTGACTTCCGTGGTCTGTACAAACACAACGGGGCGTGATCGCCTGACTGATGAACCACGGCGGGCCATGTGGTCCGCCGTTCTTTGAGCATTTCCAACGGTAGCGGAATGCGATGATCCGTTTTGAAAGGTAATTCAGATGGCAGGTATTCAGGATTTCCAAGAGTACGTTGACGACTTCTTCGGAACGTCAGCAACATTTCCGGTATCAGCAGATCCAGCAACGCCTTGGTTGGTAGTCGACACATCGTCGGCCGGTGCTCCAACCTACGTTCGCAACGCATCCAATGCAGTGCTGACACTGGCTTCAACGTCAGAAGTCGAGAACGTCTGTCTTGCTCACGGCGACGCTCTGAGTTTTAACATCGACGATCTGCTGTCGGCAGAGTTTCGAGTGAAGGTCACAGGCTGCACCAGCGGAACGACGATTAGTTGGGGAATGGCATCCGCTCGAAACGATACCCCGGCGTCAATGACGGCCTTGGCATTGTTCACGATGACGGGAGCCACGAGCACGACTGACGTCACCGTCGAAACAGACGACAACGTCACCGACACTGCTCCGGTGTCGTCCGCAACGGCATTGGCGACAACGTTCAAGCGTTTTGTGATCGACTTCAGCAACAAAAGCAACATCAAGTTCTACATTGATGGCGTGCAGGTTGCTCGGTCAACCACGTTCACTATGGCTGGTTACACGAGCGGGCTTCAGCCGTTCGTCCAGATTCAGAAGACGTCTTCAGCGAATACCGACGCTGTGACTGTCGACTACGTCAAGATTGTGGCCAAGCGAACATGAGCCTAGCGGAACGGATCGTAACTGATGCGGGTAGTGTGTTTCTTAACAGCGATCACTTCGCTGAAACGGTTACGTACCATCCGCATCGGTTCGGGGCACCAGCGACGGCCAGAAGCATCAAGGCCGTTGTGATTCGCAATCAGGTGTCGACATTCAATCCAGATGAGCAGATCGTTCCAGAGTTCGAAGTCAGAGTTGCTAACAATTCCACAACCGGAATCAGCAGCGAAGAACTGAACACTGGCGGCGATCAAATCAAACTGGCCGTAAGGATCGGAGAAACACCGACAAAGCGGTCAGTGCAGTTATTGTCCGAACATGACTCTGGAATGCTGGTGCTGATATGTCGGTAACATTTCAAACGCCTGTTGTCTCGCGAATCTCAGACGAGATCTTTGCGCGGCTACAGGCTTTGGTGTCCGGCAGTGCTGGGGCGTATTCGTTTGCGAATGTCGTCAGGCCAACAAAGCTGGCGACATACACGCCGCAACACGGGCTGATTGTTTTGACTCGTGGCGAAGTCTCCAGAGTGACGGAACTTGATTGTCCTGGGAATCCTCCGGCAGTTGCGTTTCAGCAGACGTTTTCAATTCGCGTTCACATTGCTCCAAGCGAAAAGGATACAACGCCTGTTGAGGTTTACGAGGACGTCATGGAATCGGAAATCCACAAGGCGATTGTGAACGATCCGGCGACATGGCACACGTTCGGGGAACTGGCAATCAATGCCGATCTTGGAGCACAGCAGACAGTCGTTTCTGATGGTGGGTACGATGGCATGGCTATACCACTGACAGTCACATACCGAGTCACGGAAGGCGACCCGTACACGGTGCGATCATGATGGCCATCGAGATCAACGCAGAGCAACTGAAGAGACTCAGCCAGGCAGCCATCGGCGCGAAAAAAAGCCTGACGAAGGAATTGGCAGCAGCCATCAACGCAGTATCGAAAAAAACAAAACTGGAAATGGGCCGCGAGATCAGAGCGACCGTCAATCTGAAAAAGGATGAAGCGGAAAAGCCGCTGAGCATCAGGGCCGCAGCATCACCGCAAAGTCTTCAGGCGGTTGTTTCGTTAAAGAAAACGCCTCGGCTCGGGCTAAGGCATTTCGGGGCACGACAGGACAAGCGAGGCGTGTCGTTTAAGATTTCAAAAAGGGGCGGTCGTGGGCGAGTCGATGGAGCTTTCATGGGACCGAAGCCCGGAGCCGTAAAGACGAGCTGGCGAGGCAATGCGTTTAAGCGAGTCGGATCTGGGCGTCTGCCAATCATACAAATCAAAGGCGTGTCGGCATTCGGGGCCTATGTGAAAAACGATCTCGCTGGCCCGCAGGTCGAGGCAGTCAACGCTGAACTCACAAAACAAATTGAACGTCGAATCAATCTCAATGTCCTGCGAGCCAGTGGGCTCGTGACGAACTAGGAAAACAACATGCCATTGCTAAGACGCCGCGCCGTGTTTGCCGCTAAGACTGAAACGACTGTCGGCACTGCCGAAACAATTACGGCCTCGGAAGGGGCATACAACGCTCGGGACTTCTCGATTCAGCCGACAGTTGCGGTAACCCGCCGCGAAGGCCAAGGCGGATTCAATTATCTGGCAGGCATCCCGGAAGGGATGATGGGCACATGCACGATCGTGCATGACCTGAGCTATGACGGAACGACCATCCCGACATGGGCCAGCGTGTTGCTGCCTGCTTGCGGATGGGTTGACACTGCGGGCACGTTTTCGCCAGTTTCGTCTGGTCCGGGCGCGAACGGCGTCAAGACGCTAACGATTGCCCACTACAAGGACGGCAAGCGATCGCTGCTGTCAGGTGCGATGGGAACGTTCAAGATCAGTTGCCCAACGGGAAAGGTGGCGTTCATCACGTTCACGTTTACGGGCAAATACTCCAGCAACGAAACCGACACGGCGATTATCGCCCCAACATACCCAACGACATTGCCAATGCGGTTCTCGCCAGGCGTGCTCACCTGGAACTCGGTTGATCTTTGCACGTCAAACGTGGAGGTCGATGCAGGCAACAGTGTCATCATGCGTGAATGCGTCGATGTGGCAGACCGCAGTGGCTACAAGTCGGCAATAGTCACGAATCGCGCACCGGTCATCACAGCAGATCCTGAGTCTGAATTGGTGGCGACGCAGGACCGAGATGCTAAATGGCTCACGAGTACTCCTGAAGCGTTTTCTATGCGTGTCGGAGTAGCTCTTGCGTCAATTGTAATTGCAGCCCCGAAAGCTCAGCTTGAAAACAAGCAGCAGGGCAATCGGTCAGACATGATGACCGACGATGTGACATGGCTGGCCACAAAGGGCAGTGCCGCTGACACCGAACTCACTATTGCTTTTGACTGAGGATCGTATGCCGTTATTTCTTGAGCCTGGCCAAAAATACCCGATCGTATTGGACATCGACGCGGACAAACCAAAGTCGACGCAGCCAACGTTTTATGCTCGGTCGCAGTCGATGCGAGGTCAGCAAAAGATTGCGGACGTTCTCGATCAGTGGACCGAAAACCCAGACATTTCGATCAAGGAGCTGTTTGCGTTAACTGTCGAAGTGTTGTCGGGCGTCGTCATCGGATGGGCCAACATGGGCGGCAATGAGTTCAGCAGCGATGCTTTGCATGAGGTGCTGAGTTATCAGGAGGCCCGCGAGTTGCTTCGCAAAGTGATGTACAACCAACACATCACGGCTGATGAAAAAAAAAGTATAGAGTCGCAGCCCTAATTCGCGGCGGAATGCTGTGCAGGTCATGCACGCGGGGAACATGCCGGAGCCTTAGCACTGAAGACAACCGAGTTGAAATTGAATGCCCCCTATGCGACGGCGATGGCTGCAAGGAATGCCGAGACGGAACCTTTGAACTAGACGGATGCCCCAATTCATTTTGCTCACAGATCATCAGTTCTTTAGACCTGTTTGAGTTGTTTCAAAAAGGACTTCCGCCAATTGTGGGCGGGGTGCTAGATCAGTCGATCGGTTTCATCGAGGCCGCACAGTTTTTCCAAGCTGAGGAAGGAAAGGTCAGGTATGAGCGAAGCTGTAGAAATCCTGATCAAGGCTGACGATCAAGCCTCAGCAAAACTGGAAACGGTTGGCGCGAACGCGAGCAAGTCTGGGCAGCAGGCTGAGCGGTTAATGCGATCGCTTGAGACATCCTCCGAAAAATACAAACGACAGCTCGCGGAGTTAGCACAATACCAAGCCGATGGGGCAATAACCGCTGAGCAATTTGCGAATGCCGAAGATGCACTGTTAAGCAAGTTGGCGGATCTGGAAACGAATTCGACGAATGCCGGTGCTGCTCTCAAGGGGTTGTCCGAGTCACAGGATGCTGTTGCGGTCAGTGCCGAGAAAACGGCTGAGGCGTTTAAGAGCGGCGGGAAAGACGTTAAGGCAACGACGGACATGTTTGCCACGCTCGCAAAGATAACCGGAAACAGCGAGCTAGCCGGACTCGCCAATACGGTTGGCACAGTTACAGACAAGGTGGGCCAGTTTAGCGAGGTGTCAAAAGCAGGGGCTGGCGGAGCGATGGCGTTCAAACTCGGGTTGATGGGACTGGCCGCAAGTGCTGGTTTCGCTGTCGGCAAGGTATTAGCCGACATCATCTGGCAAACTGAAAAGTTCGAGCGGGCAATGGCTAATGCCAAAGAGACGGCAGCAGAACTCGATGCCCAACTAAAGAAAAACGCCTCGACTCTTGCCGCGAACGTCCGGGAAGATATCGAACTAATTCGCGATCCAGAAGAAAAGCGAGCGGCATACGCGAAGCTGCTGGGCGACCTTAGCCGAGACATTCAGACCGCAAGCGATGTTGCCGGTAAGAGTGCTCGCGAGGCTGAGGAATGGGCTGACGCCTGGCAAATTACTGGCAACCGAAAACAGTACGCCATCGACGCAAAAGAACAGGCTACAGCGGATAAGGAACGACTCGCAGGATTGAAAGATCAGCGAGATGAGCTGATGAAAATCGTGGGCGCGAGGGCACAGGAAAACGCGGCAATAAAGGAAGCCAACGCAGCCAAAGATAAGTCGGAATCGTATCTGGAAACCCTCCGGCAGGAGGTGGAGTACATGAAGGCGACTCGTGAAGAGCAGATCAAGATCGATGCTCTGCGAAACACGACCGACGAAGACCGCGGCGAAGCGGAACGGCTTCTGAAAGAGCGCGACGCGATTAAGGCTAAGCAAGACGCGGAGCGCGAGGCCGCGGCCGAACAGAAAAAAATGCAGGAAGACGCAATTCGAGCGACCGAAAAGGCAGCAGAGGACGCAGAACGCGCGAGACAGAAAGCACAGGAAGACCGCGAGAAAGAGGCGGAGCAAATCGCAGAGAACGCACGCCGCGAAGTGCAGCGGGTCGAGGACATTATCGCAGCGGAACGCGAGCGGCTGGAATTGCAAAAGATTGAGAAGGAGCAGGGCAAGGAAGCGGCGACGGCGAAGCAGTTCGTCAATCAGGGCGTAGACGAAGCCACGGCAAAGCAGTTTGCGGCAGAGCAAGCGGCATTCGATAAAGCAAAGCAGAACGAGGCGGACGCGGCGGCAAAGCTCAAAGGCGAAAAGACTGCCGACAAAAAAACGGACGCAGGTCCAGCCCCGACACTGGCAGCAATGGAATCGCGAATGCTGACACGCGGGCCAGTAGACACTCAATCGCACTGGATGGAAGACGCGGCGAAGTCGCTCAGGCAGATCATGGTGTCATCGACTCGCACGGCAACGGCAACGGAAACTGAGGCGAAGAAGCCAGTGTTTGCTCCCGAGGAAGTCGCAATGGTGGCGGTCACATGACAGTGCAAAACGTTACAAAAATGTGGAGCAAAACGGGCGGCTCATTGTCGTCGGCAAAGCTCTCGGCTATTGATCAGGTTTGGTCAAACACCGAAGGCTACCAAGTGCTGTGCGAGATTGGCGACGAAGAAGACACCATTGTCGCGGCGAGCGGCATTCCTCGCATCGGAGATCAGCACGCGACGGGGATCAATTCCTACTGCGAGCGAGTTGACCCGCAAAGAGTAAGCCCGATCTTCTGGGTAGTGTCTGTTTCGTATCGCGGTCTAGTAAACGAATCGGCGGTCGATGTCGAATGGAGCGACACCCAGACGACAGAGCCGATTGATAGAGACATCAACGGCCGGGCAATCATGACAATCAACATGGAGCCCGTGGATGGGCTGTCGATGGACGTTGCGGATCAGGTTGTCGTCATCACGCGAAAGTTTCAGACGATTAACACGGCTGGCATTGCCTTGTACCGTCGAGCAACGAACTCGGACGAGTTTCTCGGATGGCCCCCAGGAACCGCTCGGCTTGTCGGCTTTTCGGCCAAGAACAAATTCATCTACGGTGGCATTCAAGAGGAATGGACCGTCACGGCTCGAATACAATTCCGCGAACCGTTTGCAGGCACGACACCCGCTCAAACGTGGTACAAGCGGTGGCGACACGAAGGGCTTTACGTCAGCAATGGAGGCCTGATCACGCGGGCCGTTGATGGCAACTATCAGGAAGTGACAAAGCCAGTGCTGCTGAAAATTGACGGCACGCAAGAAACGAACCCGGATAACGCATATTTCGTACACACGCAGGTTTACGGCTCGCTCCCTTACTCTGCACTGGGATTGATTTAAGAAAGTAAAAACATGGCATCGCAATTCGATGACGTTCGGATTTCAGGGACTCTGGCAATCAAAGAGACGGGCGTTTCCGCACAGACACGGGCGTCAATTCTCAAGCAAGACGCACTAGCAATCTTTCCCATCCGACTGACTGGCCTGCGGGTATGGGATGCGTTTCACACAAATCTGCCCGGCACTGCGGCCGCCGACGATCTTGCATTGATTGGAACGACTTTCGGCACGACTGCTCCAGTCGTGACGGCTGGCGACTGTAAGGCACTCGGAGCCACGAGCCGCTATGCTCGATTTATGGTTGAGCTTCCGGAGTGCTATGAGGCAGGCGAAACCGTTACGATTTCACTGTCGGCAGGCATGGTGACAACGGTTGCCTCGTCATCCTGCACTGTCGATGTCGAGTGCTACAAAATCGACAAGATCACTGGCATCGGATCGGATCTCTGTACAACGTCAGCGACAACCATCAATTCGCTCGTGTTTGCTGCCAAGGTATTCACGATCACGCCTTCCGGGTTGACGGCTGGTGATGTTTTGGATGTGCGGTTGACAATTGCATGTAACGATGCAGCCACTGGCACGGCAGTCACGCCGACAATTGCGGGGATTGATCTCCTGTGTGATATCAAGGGGTAATCATGGACGCGATCGCCGCACTGACGCCAGATCAAGCCCGAAAGCTCTGGCACGATTATTTATCTCGCCAGCAACTGAATCCGCATCTGACGAGCAACTATCCGGAGCGGCGGCCGGTCGTAGACAGGTCAACAAGACGCTTGCAGGTCATTCTGTCGGGCGATCTAATGGCTGCGGTGAATACGAAGCGAGATCCAAGCACAGCAACGGCCAGAATTCTGCGCAGGAAAACGAACGGAGACTTAACGCTGTCCACTGAAGCAATAACGATCGTAAATCGCTTCACACAAATCAGTGTCGACGCTGGAACCTACGCGAAAGCCGAATGGATTGATGGCGAATGGCAGCTATACGCCGCCGATTGTCCGGGTGGTTCAGCATCGTCAGGGGGCGTGTAATGTTGCTTGGATGCTGCCATTGTGGGGAAACGCCGCCGAGTGAATCAATACCACCGAGTGTGAGCCAGAGCGTTTCTCAAAGCGCATCGCAAAGTGATGCAATCAGTGGTATTTACGTTGATTGCCAGTTTTGTCTCGGCAACATTTATCCTGCTAGGGTTAGGCTCGATATACCTGCCTTTGGAACGGCGGGAGTCAATCAATGTGCAGCCTATACGGGTTCATACACGATCCCAAATGCGGGCGGCGGAAGTGTCGCGTATTTCAGCAACGAAAAGGTTCTGAACATCAACACAGGCTTAAACACAAATATGACTAATGGGCCAAACCCGGCAAGCCGATTTGTGATTTCCTACAGTTGTGGACAAAGTCTTGATTCGCTGCCCGATGTTACGGTGAATATCAGGTGGTCAACGACAGCGTCGTCATCAGCAGGTGCCTTGTCTTCGGTCCTTTATGAGTATTTCGCACCGACCGGAGTCGGTAGAATTAACTGCCTGCTACCACTTACCTGTTTGAAAAAAACGGAACCCGGCGGAGCTAAGCCGTGTGATGGCACCTGGCCCGCAACAGTGACGCTGACGCCAGTATGAAACCATGCAAGCATCGACACATTGAAGCTGACACTTCCATCGTGTGTACAAACACCGATGATATGGTTCATTTCGGCAACGGCACAGTGAATGCTGAGTTTTGTTCAGTCTGTCCATTCGTAGCGGAGCCTGCGGTCGGTTTCTTCGCTCAAACGCAGCAACTACTGATTCAAAAAGCCCGTCGTGGAGAAATCACAGTAGCGGCAAAACCATGCGGCGGATGTGGCGAAACAAAACACAGAGCACCAGACGAGCCGACGATGCAATTTGTGTGGCCGTATTGGGACGGCGGGGCGCAGGCGGATGAACTGCGATGGTCTATCAGATCAGTCGAGACGTTCTTCCAAGGTAAGGCAAAGATCACAATCATCGGCGATAAGCCAGACTGGTATCACGGTCATGTCATCCTAAAGAAAAGAGTCCCGCACACGAAGCCCAATCGAGCGTTTCGTGACATGCTTGGCAAGGTGTTTTACATTGCGACACACGCTGAGATCGATCCAGAGTGCGTGTGGATGATGGACGACATTTACTTCCTGAAGCCGTTCACACTGGATGACGTCAAGACTCCCCGTGCGGAACCTTGGAGACCTGACGAGAGCAACAGTTGGCAGAAGCGGAAAACAGCGTCAATGGAAGCCTTGGCGGCTCGCGGATTGACTCAACACGACTACGCGACGCATTTGCCGCACTGGCTGGAGAAAGACAAGCTGCGGGCCATGTTCGACGACTTCAACCTGCACGAGCATACCATGCTCTGGGAAGTGCTGTACGGCAATGTGTATCGAGGAACGCCGCAACGGACGCGGCCATTCTTCGCACGATTCCAGCATCAGGCAGACAAAGAGACATACAAGAGGCTGACTGTAAGCACGACTGTCATCAATAACACTGAGCCAGCGTGGTGCGATGGGCTGCATGACTTTCTCGCTGAAATGTTGTCGACTCCTTCAAGTGTTGAGGGTGAGCAGGCAGATTCAAAGCCTGCTTACGTGATTACAAAGAAGGGGCCAAGGACGGTCAAGCGTCGGCCCTTAGAGACGCATCGAGAGTACATCGAGAGGCCGCAATGATTCCGCATATTATGATCATTCAGTCGGCCTACACTGACCGCAGGCTATCGGAGCGACGGCTAGAAATCTCGCGCCAAACATCTATTCCATCACTGGCATACCAAACCGCCAAGCCGGTCATTCACATTGCGGTCAATCCTGACGATCCGTTTTTGGCTGAGCGACTTGACGCATTCCAATCCACTGGCTGTGAAGTCAAACCGCTCTACAGACCAAACTGGAAACTGTACCGAGAGAACTGGGAGCTTCCAGAGGGGCGAAAGATTGTCAGCCGCATGGACGATGACGACGTAATCTGCAAGGAGTATTGCCAACGGACACGGGAAGCGGCCCCAGAGTCAGGCGAGTGGAATCTGATCTGGCCGAATGGATACGTTTTTTGGCGCGAGACATGCTACCTCTTGCACCATCCGGGCATTCAGTTTGTGACGCTCGTGACTGATCACGACAAAGATCCGCATCAGGAGCAGCACTGGGGATACCACAAACGCTGGCAAACAAAAGTCGTTTCCAATGCTGTCGGCTGGATCTGGGTTCGTCATGGCGATGCGGCATCATCAACGCTGCCAAGGTATCGCAAAGTCAAGCAAGGCGGCATTGACGCAAAACGGATTCCGATCAACCTGAGAGCAATTCTGCGGGCCATCGCGGACTCTGGAACAGCAAGCGGGAACTATACCGAACACCGCAATCCGGCACTGTTGGCCCATGTGCTACAGCAAAACAAGCGGCATGAACCAACAGCACCAGCGGGGCCGCGTTTCCTTGTCGTCGCCCCAACGCACCGATTGGCAGTTGCCCAGGCAACAATCGACGAACTGCAAATGTCGTTCACGTACCCAACAGAGTTTCATGTTTTGGACGGCACGCCCTCGAAGTGTCACGCACTCAACAAAGCTCTGGAAGAACTGGTCGATCCGGCAAGGCATGACATTTACGTGACCATCGACGACGATATTCTGCCGGGGGAAAACTGGCAGCACTTTGTGGCCTGTGCCTTTGACCGCATTCCCAAGCTGGGAGCCTGCGGAGTCGACTACAGCGGAACTGAAGAAGGCCGGACGCTGATGAGCAACGCCATGAACTCACCAGTGCAGCAGGTTCGGGACATCCAGTTCCGCGATGCGACAGGCTACATGAATCTTGCGGGCGGGTGCTTTGCGATCAGGTCCGCACTAGCCAAAGAGATCGGCCCCTATCCCTTCGCAGACGACGGCAGGCAATACCATGCTGACGAGGACGGCTGGCGATCGCATCAGGTTACGCGGCGCGGCTGGAAGGTTGGGTATGTGACGAATCCTAATGAGCCAGTCAGGATGATCACGCACGAAAACACAGAGCAGTATATCCAGACGAAAGCAAAGGACGTAGAGGCGTGGCAAGCACGGCCAGTCTGGTCTTGAAGTCATAGTTACGGCCCCGGCGTCATGAACCGGACCAACGCAGTCTGGGAAGATCCTGAACCGATCGGTTCAGGATCGCTGCGTTTCACGCTATATCTTACTTCTGCTTAGCAGCGAAAATCTTGGCTCCCCAGAAGAACATTGCTAGGCCAGCGACGGCCCCCAGCGTTCCGAGCCATCCGAGGCAGTCGTAATAGAAATCATCGGATGGTGAGCCGACTTTGTTGCCTGCATAAGATGCGACTTGGCCAAAAGCAATCACCATTGCAATGCCGCCAACAAGCATAAAGCCAGCACCAGTTTTTGAGACCATCACCCACACCCCTTGACAACCCATATCAGCAGCAGAATCGGGCCTGCGACAAGGCAGGCGCGGAGGTCACGGGCGATTCGGTGCGATGGGTTCATGTGAATCAGAATGAGCATGGCGGGGCGAATTGTCAACTGACTACCCAGCAGCCAGCCTCTCCGCAGTGCCACAAAATCTTTTCAGAAATCTTTTCCAACAGAGTGATTGTGTATTGCACATTCAGCCGATGATGGTAATATTCCACCAGTCGAACGCAACGCAAACACGAACAAGGAAAAGAACGATGATCACAACAGAACAACTCAATGCAGTAGCCGCAATGATCGGAACGACTGACAAGAATTTGGTTTTTACAGCTTGCATCAAAGCTCTGGTTGCATCCGGAATGGACGTAAAGCTGGCTATGGAATTTGTCCTCGGAAAAAACAATGTGGATTCTATGATTAGCGACCTTTACGACGGATTGCGAGCACAGGCATGATCGGAGGTAAACGCGAAGGGGCTGGCAGACCAGCCCCGCTAGGCCGAAAGGAAGTTTGCTCAGTTCGGTTGACTCCGGACGTGGCAAAGTTCTGCCGTCAGCATCCGGAAGGCTTCACAGTGCTGGAAGAGAAGCTCCGGGCGTGCAAAGAGTTTCGAGAGTGGTTGAAGGTCCAAAAATAATACTCAAGATTATCTATTGACAGTTCCGATACAAATTGCAAAGATCTTCTCAGCCGTACGAGGGCTGACCAGACAAATAATCGGTGAGTCAAAAGCTCACTGCCAAACCCGCATTGATAAGCTCGTACCTTGTCAACTGCGGGTTTTTTTATGAAGTACGAAAATGATCAGCATTGATCGCTTAGGGCAGATGCTCGAATATGACGGGCAGCGACTTCGATATTGTGATGTTGATATCGGAAATTCATCACCATGGATGGCTGGCGCATCGCTGCTGGCTTTGATGCCAGCAGGGGAGGCCGCCCCATGATCCACCCGTGGAACATCAAATTCAATCGCAACGCAATCTGCACGCTGGTCGGTGACGATCGCAGAGTCCGGATTGAAGCCGTGCGAGTTAATCGATTTGGCGAAGTCATGTATGACGTGCGGGAAATCGAATCGAGCGAAGGCTATCCGGCACTGGAGGCCAGCTTGCGGTCGGCTGCAAATGCTGTAGGGATCGGGGGTGGCAAGTGAAAGCCAGGCCAATTCCTCACCGTGAGTCACGATTTACCCCACTATGGCAAGTCGAAGACTACGAACGAAACGACGGTCGACGCTACACGCAATGGCTTTGCCAGTGCTCGTGTGGCGAAACGAAAAAGGTCGCGGCACATATAATTCGCAACGGGCACAACAAGTCCTGCGGATGCTTGCGAAGAGACAAGGCGAAAGCCAAGTGGGCGAGAGTCGCGGCGATGGGCCGCAAGGTTCATTCGGAAAACTGCAGACAGAGGAGACTGGCAAATGCTGAATAGCTTACTTGCAACGCTGGTAATTGTATTGCTCGGGATTTTTGCTGCAGGCTCATGTGAGTTAGTAGAAGAACGAACTGAGCGGCGACGGGTGCAAAAGCACATCCGGAGCAAATACGGAAAGACTTACTAATAACTTTTTTGGAGTGTGTTTATGAAAAGCGAAATAACTGTCGGCATCGAAACTATCACGCCGGAAGTAGCATCAAAAATGCTTGAATCTAGCGTAGGGAATTTTCGAAACATCGACAGGGGGCGTGTAGCAAAGTATGCCGCTGAGATGATCTCCGGGAACTGGCTTTTCAACGGAGAAACGATCAAGCTGAATGGGACATGCGTAATTGACGGCCAGCATCGGCTTGCCGCAATAGTGAAATCAGGCGTCACTGTTGAATGCGTAGTGATTCGCAATCTCGACAAAATGACCGGCGTGACAATTGATTGTGGTAAGGGTCGTACTCTTTCCGACTGGGTGAAATACCGAGGAATAAAAAACGCTGTTTCCGTAACCTCAATGGCAAGAAACGTGGTCCTATACAACGCAGGTCGATGGGGATCTCAAAGCGTGTCGTCTGGTTACACAAAAGACAGCGACATCATTGAGTATATCGAATCGCACAACGAGCAATTGCAGGCTGCGCATCATATTTCAGATCCATGTGCCGCAATTATTCCACGCTCGTTTCTCGGGGCTCTGCTGGTCATTGCCTGCGGCGGCAGATCGCCATCAGAGAACAATATGTGCAACTGGTTCTGTGATGCACTGCACTCAGGAAGCGGACTGAATGAAGGTGAGCCAGTGCTTGTGCTTCGCAATAAAATGATCGGCGTCGAAAAGTCGCGCCGGGAATCGCTCTTTCTGCAGAAGATGGTTCTGACGTTAGCGTGGAACAAAACAATCAAAGGCGAGAGAGTCAAGATTCTGAAGTACGCACTCACCGGGCCGACAGCGTCAAATCCAATTAGCACAATTGATCCCGCGCCGTGGGAATGACTTACTAACCGGCGAGATCAAGGGATCACCGGATCAAATCGGAGCGGCTGAATCGTTTTCAGTCGTGGCCCCTTGCAACTGCGGGGGCCGAATCTATACGCGGTGAAGCGGTGAAACGCTGAGGCAAGTCGAAGGAATCGGGCCGCGTTGTTAATCCCTGTGAGTAGCCTGCCAGCGGTGGCGTTCGTGTTCGTCGATGGCTGCTCACAGGGTGTTTTTAACCCGAAAGGATTTCGCATGCTAGTGCTTCGGCGGAGTGTCGCGGAAGAAGTAATTATCACGGTCGGTGAAGAAGTCATCGTCGTCAAGCTGGTTGACACGATCGGCGTGAACCATGCAAGGCTCGGCTTCACGGCCTCGAAGAACGTCAGGATCGATCGCAAGGAGATCCACGACGCTATTCAGGAGACCGGATTCAATCCAGAGGTCGCTCCGGTTAAGGCTCCTGCTCCGGTTTCCCACATTGCCCCGGATGCTGTCAGGTTGTGGCAGAAAACTCCAGTCCGGAGGGATGTCTGATGTCAGGCAAGAAACAAGGGAGAAGGTCGTGTCGCATGCACCCCCCTGTAGAACGAGAGCCGGTAACTCCAGACCCATCGCTAGAAGAGATTTGGGGCACTGAAACAACCTTTGGAATGGCTGAATCGATTCGCATGGAACGTCCTGATCATCCCCAGAATAAGGGGCTGCATAGGCCCGTGCAAATACCGCAGTATTCGTTGAACATGTTGCCGGGAGGCTACGGAGTTTTAAGGGGACAGGGATGATTCTTTACTCAGCGGAACTGCCAATCGAACTCAATAACGGCAACGACGGTCGAGGCGGCAAGTGGTTTTCGTCTGCGAAGGTGCGGACGAAGATTGAGGCACTGCTGAGAGCTACAGGGCACGTCAGGCCGAAGCCGTTCGACCGTGCAGTGTGCTTGCTCGTGACTCGCATCCTTGGGCCACGGCAGCAGAAATGGGACGCTGACAGTTACCAGCGAGGCAATCTGAAGGAGCTGATTGACGCTCTGGTTGTGTGCGGTTGGTTCGTGGATGACGGGCCAAAGTTTATTGAAGAAGTACGGTTCAGGCAGTTAGCCAAAACCCCAAGGCCGGACAAGTCAACAACGCTGATTGAGGTGATGGGCAATGAGTAGCGGGGCCGCATGGATTCGCTGGGACTCACGATGCCGCAACATGCCAGCACACGGCATGACCGCAGGCGATACTTATTACCTCGGGCTCCGTGACTATGTCGAAATGTACCCGTGCCCAAACGGGCTGCCGATTGACTGCCGAAAGCCATCAGAGGTTCCAGCATGGAACGACAGAGTAGCGAGAGCAAAACGAGACATTGAGAAGCACAGATCAGAACAGCGAGTGCAGTTGCTCGCTGAAGACATTACCGACGAAACGATCCTTTTGGAAATTGAGGCAATACGACAATGGGCACGATCACTACGACAACCAACACAGTATCAGACTGGCTTACTCGCATCGATGCCAGCCGGAATGAGTTGATCGAGGCTGCGAAGAATGGGTCACGAATTAACGCGGCTTTCGCGATGGCAGAAGCTCGTGTGCAACTGATCGAATCGCTGACCGATGAAAACATCAAGGCCCGACTGCTGCGGATGACTGACCCGAGAATCAACATGGTTGAACTCGCCAACAATCCGACAGACGAAGACAGGATCAGGGTTTGTGCAATTGCCATCCTCAGCGGCTTCTGTCCCGGTGACGATCAGTTCGCCGTGTTTGGTGGCAAGGGCGGCGGAAAGCTCTACACGAAAGAAGCTGGATTCCGAACGCTGTTTGCTCATCTTGGGATCGTGCCAGAGGTTTCAGTCGGGCATCCTGAATTTGTTCCGCTTGGCAAGTCAGGAAAGAAGATTTGGCGAGTCGAAGGAAAGTCATCCTGCTCCTACGGTGGCAAGGAGTACGCGGTAGAGTTTGCCGGGGCAATGGCGTTGGGGCTTCCCGGCTATGAGTCGGACAATGTGGCTGGAATCACTGCCAAGGGCCGCAGGCAGCTTCTGAAGGCATTGTGGACGAAGGTGTCACCAATCCTGAATGATGACCATGCGGACGAAGTGGAGATCATCCCGCAAACGCTACTGATCGAAGAGCCACGACATGCGGTTGAAGACAAGCCTGTCGTGGATCAAGCCCAAGGCCGCGAGCTTGACGCTCAAGTCTGGGAGCAGGCGAAGCTCGGCATTCAGCGACGGGTAAAGGATGAGAATCAGCTTGGCTCGATTATGGCCTATTGGGATGAGATCGGCAACGCAACGAACAAGGATCAACTCAGGCTGCTTTACGACGACATCAACCGCACGCAGGTTAAGCCGCTCGGGAAAAATAATGTGGATGAGTTGCTGCGATGGTGCAAGTGGTGCGCGGAAGGAATTGTGGAAGGCGGTGCGGCGTGATCGATCACGAATGGATGACTCCAGATGTCTATCAGTTGACGATTTTTCCCGCAGACCAGATCGCTCGGCAACTCGGAAAGCTTTGTCGTTTTGCCGGGGCGACTCCAGATCACTGGAGCGTGGCAAGACACTCGCTGCTTGTGGCTGCGTTAGCTCCGGACGATCCGTGGCACAGAATGGCAGCGTTGTTGCATGATGCTCATGAATGCTGGACCGGGGACATCCTAAGGCCGGTGACGAGACTCCTGAGCCCATTTGCTCGGGGGGAAGTCAGCGACATTCAGAGGGACATTGACCTGCATTTGTATTCTCTGATTGGATTCGAGCCGTCTATCGCGGTCTTGAATGCGGTCAACACGGCGGACGACACGGCGTGCAGACTGGAAATGCAACTGCTCGGCAAATCATCCAGCGAGATCACTGATGCCCTCCCGAATCTACAAGAGGCAGCGTGGCAATTGGCGTTTCATGGAAACGCACAGATCGACGCAATGCACTGGCTGGTGTCGTTTAAGGAAACGCTGAAAGATTTGGAGGCCATCCGATGAAACGCAAAACACGCTTCCACGATGAGTGGTACGCGATTTACGGCTACGAAATGCCGCCGCATGTTGAGCGGCTGTCAATCGTCCAGATCCAAGAGGCGATTGATTTCGGGCGGAAGAAGCATCAGCCAGTCAGCGAAACAAGTGGCAGCGATGACGACCTGACCGAATGGGATGCACACAAGCAACACTGATATGAGGGGACCATGCGAGCATACAACGAAGCGGTGAACGTCTATGACGCATCGCAGGAACGAATAAAATTTATTTTTGACAACTTTCCGCGAATCTATGTCTCTTTCTCAGGAGGAAAAGACAGTGGCGTGATGCTCAATTTAATGATTGATTACATGCGAGCGAACGGGATTACACGCAAAATCGGCGTGATGGTAATGGATAACGAGTGCAACTTCAGTCACTCACTAAAGTTCATGCATAGCATTCTAAGCAAGAATCTTGATTTGCTTGATGTCTACTGGTGCTGCCTCCCCCTGACGCTGCCATGCACGGTAAGCTCGTACCAGATCAACTGGCAATGCTGGGGCAATCCAGACAAGCCGCGATGGGTGCGACCAATGCCAGACAAAGACTATGTTGTCAACATGGACAACGCGCCTTTCACGTTCGTGCGTCACAGCATGTTAGATAAAGAGTTTTACGACGCATTTGCGGAGTGGTACGCGCAGGGGCAGCGGTGCGCGTCTCTGATCGGCATTAGAACGGCAGAAAGCCTAAATCGATTTCGCGCAATCATGAACACTGAAAAGGAAACCTTGAACGGGGAGATCTGGACGAAGAAGAACGGAGAATTCGCATACAACTGTTATCCGATTTACGACTGGAGGACAGAAGATATTTGGACAGCAAATGCGAAGTTCGGGTGGGAGTACAACTCTCTTTACGACATTTTCTATATGGCTGGCGTCCCAGTTCACAAGATGCGAGTTGCCTCCCCGTTCATGAGCGAGTCAAAGTCAAGCCTTGCAATGTATCGCATTATTGATCCGGATTGCTGGGCGAGGCTTTGCGCTCGGGTCCACGGTGCGAACTTCATCGCAACCTACGGAAAGCAGCTTGGATACAAAAGTATCAAGTTGCCACCGAATCACACTTGGAAATCATTTGTGAAGTTCCTTCTTGCGACACTTCCGAAAGAGACCGCAGATAATTTTAAGAATCGGTTCTGCCAGTCAATCAAGTTCTGGGGCAGGACCGGGAGAGGGCTTCGGCCCGACATTATTGCAGAGCTTGAACAGGCGGGAATTAAATTCCAAAGGAACGGGACAACTAATCATGGGGGCAATAATCTTGAGCGGGTAGTCATTAAACAAATGCCGGATCATATGGATATGCTGAGCTGCGGAAACGGGACAGTCGCGTCGTGGAAGCGTTTTGCTATCACGATCTTGAAGAATGATCACACGTGCAAATATATGGGGCTGGCCCCAACAAAAGAGCAAGCGGAACGACAGAAACAAATTCAAGCAAAGTATAGGGGGGTTTGAGATGATAGACTTATATCCTACGCGAATTCAGAATGGGAAATACGAGTTCCTACAAAGGGTCGATCCGGTGGTGTATGGCACCCCCGGAGCCATGACGAACTTTCAGAGGGAATCGTATTCAGCGTGCGGATACACGCTATTAAAGGGTGTCTTGAATCGATCTGAGGTGGATGACCTCGTCGACGCATCTGATGGTCTGTTTTGGGACGCAGGTGAAGAGGCGCACGTTGTGAAAGAGCCAGGCAGCGACGTTGTGCGGTCGGTGTTTGGGATCCACGGGCAATCACCAATCAAGGAGCTTGCGAACCGCAGAAAGCTAAATGCCATCGCAAGAGAGATCTGCGGTGGCGACACGTATATCCATCAAAGCCGAATCAACTTTAAATCGCCAATGCAGTCTACGGGCTGGACATGGCATTCTGATTTTGAAACGTGGCACGCAGAAGATGGTATGCCACGCATGCGATGCGTGTCGGCAATGATTTGCGTTGACGACAACACGCATTTCAACGGGCCACTGATGGTAATCCCCGGCTCGCACAAATCCTTTCTGAGCTGCCCAGGGGAAACGCCGGATGCAAATCATATTCAGCATTTGGCGGCGCAAGTGGTCGGAGTTCCAGACAAGGCAAGCATGCAAACCATGCTGGATAATGCTGGTGGCGTCATCGACATCATCACCGCAAAGGCTGGCGACGTCCTGCTGTTCGATTGCAACCTGATGCACGGCTCAGGATCTAACGTTTCTCCGTGGCCGAGGGCCAATCTGACGTTTGTTTTCAATGCTGTCCAGAATGCGATTGTGGAGCCGTTTTGTGGCAGGTCACATCGGCCTGCGCATGTTGCCTCAACTCCTTCGATGATGAAAGCAGGTGCAAAATGAAAGTTATTCGACATCAGGACATCAGAGGTACTGAGCGTGAAGTCAAATGCCCAAAGGGGGGATTCACGAGCTTCCGGTATTTGCTGGCACGCGATGGAATGGGGTTTAGTCTTCACGAGACACGAATTCCAAAGGGCGAGCGACAGTTTTGGCATTACAAAAATCACTTGGAAGCGTGCTATTGCGTGATCGGTGACGGGCTATTGTGGAATGAGACGACGGGTGAATCTTTTGCAATCTATCCGGGCGTGTGTTACGTGCTGGACAAGAATGATGAGCATTCATTTCAGGCGGTGAGTGACGTAATGTTGATTTCTGTGTTCAATCCTCCAGTGACCGGCACTGAGGTACACAATGAAGACGGCAGTTATGAAATAGCAGGTGAAGCATGATTGAATGGATATCGCCAGTGTACGCTGTCCGTGCCGTCCATATCAGCCAGGTTGAAGCGAACACGTACAATCCGAATTCAGTAGCGCCACCAGAAATGGCATTGCTCGAAACGTCCATTTGGGAGGACGGTTACACGCAGCCAGTTGTAACGTTCTTTGATGAAGAGAAGCAGAAGTATATCGTTGTGGACGGGTTTCACCGTTACATGATTCTTCGCGACTCTAAGCGGGTTCGGGAACGCGAAAGAGAAATGCTGCCAGTGGTAGTGATCGATAAGGAAATGGGCGACCGAATGGCGTCCACAATTCGTCACAACCGGGCAAGAGGTTCGCACAATATTGAACTAATGAGTTCAATCGTTGCCGAGTTGGTAGAGATGGGCAAGGGCGATAGGTGGATTTGCAAGCACATCGGAATGTCACCGGATGAATTACTTAGGCTGAAGCAGATCACTGGGGTTGCTGCGTTGTTTGCAAATCGAGAGTTCTCCCCGTCATGGGGCTATGGCGAAGAACTCGGAAAGTTTGAAGAAGATGACGATGAAACGTGAGTTCCGCCACTGGGAGAAATGGGAGTGCTTTCGAGCCGGGTTTTACGCAGCAAGCGGCCCGGCGGGAAAGTCTCACGAAGATTGCGAGCGGGCATATGCAGATATCTTAGGAAACTCTGAATGGTTTCGCCGTGCTGCGTTTCGGGTCATGAATGAGTGGCCTAATTCCTGCGATCACTTTCTATCAAATGAGGGATTAAACCGCGTGGCATGGCTAGGGCAGTCGGCGGTCTGCATCGAGACGGGCGTTCCGTCGCGGTACAAGTATTCATTTTTATTGATGGCACAAGAAAAACAGGATCAGGCGAACGATGTGGCGCGGAGAGCAATTCGTTGGTGGGAAGACAACCGGCGACAACGTCCGTCGCTATTTGCAGACTTGGGCGAAGCGGGATTATCCGAACGGAATACCGGATGAAGTTCCGGAAGTGCTAGCAAAAGAAAACCTCGCGCCATCATGGAAAGCAATAGCATGTGCAATTCTAAAGAATGATATGCTGCTGACATCATTAGGTTTTACAACCGGACGGGAAGCATTGTGCGGCAAACTAAAAAGCAACTTCGAGAAACAGCAAGCTACAGGAAAAGCTCAGCAGACCCTCTTTTGATGTGGAAAGGGCAGTATGTGGAAATCGTCGGCAACGAAGATGTGCAGACATCATTGGGAGGCGTGACGCTGTGCGCAAAGATTCGAATCATCGGAATGCCCATTGAGAAGGCGTTGCGGCTGGTTCCGATTGAAGAGCTAAGTAAGGAATCAGCATGAGCCACAACCAACGACTTTACTGGCTGAAGTTACTCGGATTTGTAGCACAGGATCGCGGCATCATTCACGGCACTCTGGGCACTTGCTCGCTTTTGACAGGAGAACGCCAGGGGGAGACAGAAGAATTCTGGCTGGCGGCTCGTGATGGATCGGCACTGGTTCACACGAGCAGCCTGCCAGTTATGACGTGGGCGGAATTACAGGCGTGGATTGAACCGACCGCGCAGCCGGAGGTGGTGAAAAGAAATCTTTTGAGTGGGCAGAAATCTTTGTTTGGGGATGAGCGAAGATGAGTTGGATCAAGATCGAAAACGCACTCCCAGACAAACCGGAGGTGATGCGGCTATCCGCAATCCTCGGGGTCGATGAGGTCACTGTGATCGGGCACTTGGTCCTTTTCTGGGCGTGGGCTGACGGACAAGTGTCCGCAAATTGTCCGGTCATCACTGGGACAAAATCCGGACTAGATCGCCGTGCGGGTGTTTCTGGCTTCTGTGACGCGATGCTGGAGGTCGGCTGGCTGGAGCAGTCCGGCGACACGTTCAGCATCCCAAACTTTTGCTACCACATGGGTAAAAGTGCAAAAACACGGGCAGAAGAGCAAAAGCGTAAAGCGGTGTCCCGTAATAGACCGGACAAAACCCGGACAAATGTCCCACACTTCACCGGACAAAACCCGGACCAGATAAGAGAAGATAAGAGAAGATAAGAGTAAAGACATACTCTTGTGATTTTTTGAAAAGGGATTGAATGAAAACGCAAATGATTAACTTCGAAGGAATGGCTCTTGAGACTCTTGCAGAGGCTGCGAACGACGCCGGCGAGCAGGTTGAGAAACACGCAAAGAGTGCCGTATCAATCGCGGTGATCGCCGGTAAGGCATTGATGGCTGCGAAGTCTCAAGTGCCGCATGGTGAGTGGCTCGGATGGCTCGGGAAGAATTGGAACTACAGCCCATCAACAGCACAGAACTACATGCTGATTGCAAATACCCAGCACGCTGGGAATTTGGCAGACGCGAAAAGTGTCCGCGAAGCGTTGCGAATAATTACAGATGCGAAGCAAGAGAAGGATTCTGAGATTGTCCCCCGCGCCGAACGCAAGACAGGCCGCGTGGAAGTCGAGAAGGTTGGACAGACTGTTGTCCAAGCTGACCATTCTGTTGATGTCAGCAAAATGGTGGACGAAAACGCAGTGAAGGCTGAGCCAAAGACAAACACGAAGCACTCGTCAGCGACGGCAAAAGCGAAGGAAGCTGATCGGCCGGCACCGGTAACAATCACGCCGGTGATCATTGATGAGCCGCTCACGGAGATCGAGGAAAAGACGCTGGCAGATTGGCCAGTCGTCGAGCTCTTGGCGTTTCTGAAGGCATCGGCAGACGACCCAAAGAAGCGAGCTCGTGAGCTTCGAAAGGCCGCCGACGAACTTGACCCGCCAACGAAATTCGTCAAGCCAACTGTCGAAGATGTCGCGGAGTACTGTCGGGAGCGAAAGAACAACATTGACGCGGAAATGTTCGTTGCTCACTACGCGGCCAATGGCTGGAAGCTGGCAAACGGGAACAAGCTGAACGACTGGAAGTCTGCTGTCATTACTTGGGAGAAGCGAAATGATTCAGGGGGTCAACAGAGTGGTAGAGCAATTGCGGGAACGGGCCGAATCAAACCAGGTAAAATCGATGAGTCCCAAATTGAATGGCGGTGATGTGCGGAGGATTGGCTACAAGCGACTTGGGCCAGCGGGTTATGAACAATGCAACTGGGAGGGTATGAATAGCCCTGAGCGAGTAGCAGAAGCAATCTCGGGGCAGACGCGAAGAGGAGTCACTAGCCCGCGATTTCCTGTATACGTGTATGGTCCTGCAGGCACTGGGAAAAGCGGGATCGCAGCCGTCCTTTATCGGATTGCAACGTCAGCAATCTGGCGACGGGCTGACAGCCTACTTCTCGATTTGTCAATGGGCCGCAACGACGGCAAGTATGTGCAGGAGATGGCAAAAATTGAAAGCACGCATGTGCTCGTAATGGATGATCTCGGATTGCGAAAACCGAGCGAAGGAATGTTTCACATGCTGTTCGACATCCTTGAGAGACGCAAGGCAAAGATGACAGTGATCACGAGTAACCATTCGCCAGAGCAACTTCGAGACGTCTTTGAAGATGGGCGAATCTATAGTCGATTGATGGCCGGAACGCCTCTCGCGTGTGAAGGCAAAGACCGCAGGGTTGATGGGCACATTCGGTACAAAGTTTGATCGCAGCAATGCGGTACTGTTGGAGGCGATGGTTAACCTGCGTGACAACATGGATCGGCTGAACAAACGCGTTGAGAAGTTGGAGCAGGCTGCAATTCCATACCAGACGATCGGCGGCAGTTTGCGTTGGGGATCGGATAAACAATCCGCTAGGCGCGCGAATCGTTGAAAACATTGGGAATATCATGAACGCAACTCCGATCACATTTGGCTCATTGTTCGCCGGCATCGGTGGCTTTGATCTCGGATTTGAGCGGGCCGGAATGGTCTGCAAATGGCAGGTTGAAATTGATGACTACGCAAGTCGAGTGCTCGCCAAACATTGGCCGAACGTCCACAGAGAGCGAGACATCCGAGAGTGTGGACGGCACAACCTTGAATCAGTCGACGCTATCTGCGGAGGCTTTCCGTGCCAAGATATTTCCTACGCCGGACTCGGGGCAGGTCTTGACGGAGAACGCTCTGGGTTGTTCTTTGAAGCCATTCGCGTGGTTCGCGAACTCCGACCGAGAATCGTTGTGTTGGAGAACGTGGCAGCGTTGCTTACTCGGGGGCTGGACAGAGTTCTCGGGACGTTGGCCGAGATCGGGTTTGATGCGGAATGGCATAGCATACCGGCTGCCGCCGTTGGTGCCCCGCATATCCGGGACAGAGTCTTCGTTCTGGCGTACTCCAACAGTGACGGAAGCTGGAAACAAAATAGAGACGCTTTACACCAAAGACGGACAGCCAGCGAGACTTGGGGAACGGGCGTACCGAGTGGACGGGAGTCTTCAGGGACAGACATTGAGTCAGCAAGTTCGATACAGTCAACATTGGCCAACACCGACGTCCAGAGATCACAAAGGGTGCGGACAGAACGGACGAATCAGGAACGGAAAGATTCAGACGGATACTCTGGATCGCGCCGTTTGGGCGGAAGAGAATTCGCCGAATGGTGGGCAGTTGAACCCGACGTGGGTCGAGTGGCTCATGGGATTCCCGCTCGGTCACACAGACTTAGAGGACTCGGAAACGCCGTCGTCCCACAAGTCGCGGAATGGATCGGGAAACGGATAGTTGAAACCGTAGGGTGAGCAGCGGGCTGGAAATCCGGTAGGCGCGGTGAAAGGATGAAAATGGAACCATCAGAACGACAGCGATTCCTGCAATATTGCAAGCAGCAGGTGTCGTCGGCGAAGGCGATAATCAGCCAATTGGAATCAATGCCTGGCATGATTCCGCAGGTAATTCAGCGGGAAAAGCAGAAGGCAGCGGCCTACGCCATCGTGGCGATGGACCTTGAATCTGTGAGTGATGAATCGATCGGATGACGAGCGGATAGAAATTCCGATAACAGGAGATTGATCGTGGAAGTGATTCGGAAATATGGATTACCAATTTTCGACCGGCAGACGGTCACAATGCCAAAAGATGCAAACATCTTGAGCGTTCAGGATCAGGCCGGAGGATTGCAATTGTGGGCAATCGTCAATCCGGATGCTGAGCGAGAGCAGCGGTTGATTGAGATCGTCGGCACTGGGAATCCAATGCAAGACGTGACCAAAGAGGGATTGGCAAGGCTGCATTTGGCGACCGTCCAGACTGCTGGCGGAAGCCTCGTTTGGCATGTGTTCGAGTTGCTGTAACCAACAGAGGTTGTGGGTTCCGCTCCTCACTAAAATCTTTCCGGAATCAATAATTATTGTATTGACAACAATCAGACTGCCGATAAGATTGTGTGAGTGGCAAACAACACGATAGACATTGGAACAAATAACATGCTCACGCAAGATCCAATCACAGAGAGAGTTGCATCCGCCATCGGCATGACAGTAGAAGAGGCGGAAGGGAATACAATGGTCGCTGCCAGAAATGCTGCGTCAGTTCTGCGGGCGGCGGGGTTCACTCGCAAGTACAATCACGGTGCTTGGGACCGTGGAATGAGATGGTTCAAGCCGGGCAGTGATGTTCCGCTTCCTGATCTTTGCGCAACGTCAGTTCTCGGCGTCGCGATTGTTGATGGGTTGGTGTGACATGGAAAAAAAACAGGGAAGACCACCAACAGAACGCGGGGCGTACAACCCGAACCCCGCCCGCCAGTTCGGCCGGATCTCTGACGAAGACTGGCAGGAAATCAAAGAGGCGTGCGAGGCGTCTGGCCAGTCTTTGGTTGAGTGGGGCTTGCCTGCATTGCTCGCTAAGGCAAAACGCGAAAAACAACAGCAGGCAAAACAAGAGTAACAGCGGGGCACACTACCGATGGACGCGGAAGAAGACACAGACGAACTTGAATTAGAAACAATCGGGTACTTCGTGCATCAGGGCCACCAGCAGTTAATGTGCAGTGTTGATCAGGAAATACTGCGGGCATCGCTGGCGGTGGCCGAGGACTGCAGGGACTTCGGAACGGAGCTTCTCGCTATCCACGATGCGAATTTGGGCCGTGAACTGAAGCGGCACAATATGATGGCAATTGAACTTGAAAAGAGCGTCGCGAACGCGAGAAAAACAATTGAACAGATGCGGGCCGCGATGGGCTGGCCAGCGGTGTGACTGTCCGATAGTCGCGGAGATGTTGTGATGTGGCAAAGATATGTGACAATCCCAATGCGGCGAAACATCGGCAACAGTCGCTGTGAAACGGCATGGGACGCATTCAACGACGACGTTGGGTTTCTTTCCGGTCGTGAGGTCGTAATGTGTTCTTTGGCTACTCGAAGACGCAGCGTTCGATTGCACTTCGCGGAGCATCGGGAATACTGCCCTGCGGACTGCCCGAATCAGCCTGAGAAGAGTTTCAAATACGTGATTCGGTCGCTCATTCGAAAGCACCGATGAGCAGCGGGTACGAGTGCCGATAGTTATGGGAATGAGATGCCGACACCATTCGAATTAGCGAACTCAATCCAGCCCGCAATGGTAGGCTTTAAGCGGTGCGGGTGCTGTGCGGCTGTCGATCTCGACGCATTTCCGGAGACTGTGGTCGAATGGAAACGCAAAGGATACGAAATCAGAATGATGCCGAAAAAAGACGCTGTCGCGTTGCTCAAGTCGTCATTTTGTCAGCACAATTGAACAGCGGATAACCATGCCGAGAGACGCGATGAGAATTGCAATCGACTTTGATGAAACACTGACACTTGACGCGGCCCTCTGGCGTGGATTCATTGATCTTTGCGTTGCTGGCGGACACAGCATCGTGTGCGTAACAGCCCGCAGGGATACCGACGAAAACCGAGAGACGCTCAGTGAGTGGATGGAATCTCACGGAATCATACTTCCAGTGTACTTCACGGGGCTGGGAAGCAAGATCGATTTCATGGCACGACGATCGATCAAGGTTGATATCTGGATTGATGATGACCCTCGCAAATGTGCGTTGGGGCACTAGGGACAGAGGATCACAGGACCACGAGGCGCAACGATGACAGACGAAATGACAAGTAAACACAATCCTATTGGCTCTCAGGAGTGGCTGCAGATGCACGCATGGTTTCCATGCCAGCATTGCGAGGAATCAAACGAGCCAACGGTGCATAGAGCCGTCGACCTCAAGATATGGGACGGCATGACAATCTGCGACGAATGCTGGTCCAACTACAATCAGGGACCAATTCCGGAGCGATGGCCGGAACTTGATCCGTTCGAACCGTTTAAGTTTTTGAATGAGCAGCGGTAGAAATATCCGATAGCACTTTTTGCATTGACATCGAGCCGAGTTCCTGGCATGATGTCGGCACCGCTGGTTTTACAATCCGATCTTCGCGTCCGCTGCAAAGCGTGCGCAGTTTCGTGGAGTGTGACCAGTGTGGAAACTGCTTGCTGAAGTGCTGACAAGCAAAAAAGCTATCGCAACGATGGCAGGCGTGTTGATCGTGGCCACGAATAAGATTGGCCTGCAACTCCCGGAAGAAGCCGTCACTCAGATCATTGGTGCGATTGCGGCCTATGTCGTTTCGCAGGGCTTGGCTGACTTTGGCAAATCCAAAGCCACGCTGACGCCGGTTCTGATGTTTTGCGCTGCCTCGTTTGCGATGGTGGCATAATGGCCAAGAAAGCCCCCGCAAAGCCAGCAGCGAAGCGAAAACCACGGGCAAAAAAGCCTGTGCAGCCTGCGATTGAGCTATCCGAGCTGAGCGACGAAACCAAAAAGCGGCTGACTGAGATTCTGGAAGCAAAAGCAGATTCATCGAAGTCAATCGCGTGGCGGTCTTGGTTAGTCAGTGGGGCCAAGGCCGTCGCGTTGGTTGTTTGCGGGGCTGTGGCTGGGATCTGGTCAGCCGGTGGCATTGCGGTCGGGCCGGGGCCAGTTGGCGACGTATTGCAGCAATCCTATTCAGCGGATCGCGTTACGCAGGTCGCTGTTCTGCGTGATTTAGCAACGCAAGCATTTGACGGCACGACTGACGACGGTCGGAAGCAGGCGGGCGAGTGGTTCAACGCTCAGCGTTTCCGCAATCGGGCCAATGATTTCGGCGGCTATACGGATCGAGTCGCGGAAGCCATTGCGGCAAATGCAGAAGACTCTCTGGCGAACGAATTGGAGGCCAAATGAGCGGCTACCCAATCGAACTGGAAGACCGTGAGTTCATCCGGTCATTGCCAAACGAATCGCCAGTTCTCGCAATGCGTGGAACGTTTCAGGAGATCCGCCTAGACGCAAAGCAGATCCTGCAGGTAGAGAATCAGGCTCGCCAAGGGTCATGTGCGGGGCACTCGCTTTCGTCAATCCTTGAGTGGTGCTATGCGATCGCAACAGGCGGGGATCGAATTTCGTTGTCCCGCGCCATGGCCTATTACGAGACACAGCGAATCGACGGCATTCGTGGAGACAATGGCAGCACGATTGCTGGCGGCTGCAAACTCGCTGTTGAGACTGGTGTTTGTCGCGAAGAACTTTGGAAGTATCCGGCAGACTACAGCCCGGCAAGGCCGTCAAACTTTGAAGAGATCAAAGAAGACGCGGCCAAATACAAAGTCAAAACGCGGATCAAAATGACCTCCTACGACGGAGTCAGAACGTTCCTTGGCGCGGGGCTCGGGGGTATTCACGGCGGATGGAATTGGAATTCGTCGTTTGAGAAAAAGGTTGTGGAGACCTTCAGCCCGACGAACCGCGACGGAGGACACTCAGAGGCAACGATTTGCTTGAGCACCAAAGAAGACAGCAACGGAAGGCCGTTTGTTTGGGTGCTCGGGAGCTGGGGCAAAGGGTTCGCTGAGGCCGGATGGCAGGAAGTCAGCCCAACATGCCTGCAGCAGATGTTGAAGCATCCAAATACAGTGCTTGTTGGCCTGTCCGATATGTCAAACATCAAGCCGCGAAAATTTGATGTCAACGATTTGAAGCAATCACTGAGGATCTGAAACGAAAAACCCCGCGATGGTTGTCGCCATCCGGGGAAGTGTCCCAAACCTGAATGAGAGGATTGAGCAATGAGAATCAAAGCATCAGAAACATGGTTAGTCAAGGGGCTTCTGACTCAAAAAGGCAAAGCGTTCAAGTCGCTGATTGGAAAGCAGATTCAGTATGTTGCTGTTTTTGAATGTGAATGCGGCAATAGGTTAGTAGTCACACATGGAAGTGTTGCCGGAGGCCACACCCGGTCATGTGGTTGCGTCAGAAAAGGCTTGAGTAATGAAAAAGCCAAAACACATGGCCACACAAAAACGTTGAGTGGAAAGACTACAGTTTCTCGCGAGTACAGGACGTGGTGCAACATGAGGACGCGATGCGACAACCCAAACAATATGGCATATCAGGACTACGGTGGGCGGGGCATTTCCTATGACCCTCGCTGGGTTCGCTTTGAGTCGTTCATTGAAGACATGGGCGATCGGCCGGAAGGAACGTCACTGGATCGAATCGACAATAACAAATCATATTCGAAAGACAATTGTCGATGGGCGACGCCTAAGCAACAAGCAAACAACAAGCGATCTAACGTGGTAATTTCAATAAACGGTATCAGCAAAACAATGTCGGAATGGTCGCTCGTCGAAGGTGCCGCGAAGACTGGCACGATTCATTACAGAATAAAGCGTGGGTGGAGTCATCAAAATGCAGTTTTTGGAAAGCAGACAAAGGAGTGCCCTAGCAATGCGTAATAACATGTGGTGCATTCTGCTTTTCGTTTCCGGATGCTGCTTCGGGTGCTCGCAATCAGGTGAGATTGAGGCACTGAAAGCATCACTTCGCACATCTGAGGAAACGATCGTTGCGGCATCTTTCGCAACCGTGACTAAGACCGACGAAGCAATCGTCATTCTAAAAGACAATACAACCGCACTGGCCGCGATTAAAAGCCAGATTGATGCAATTCAGGTCGTTTCCAAAGCTGCCAACAGTGAGGAGGTGATCCAGTCTGCCCCTGAGTCCCCGGCAAAAGCGAACACTGCACTAGCCTCTGTTAAAGTCGCTACGCCGGGGACTTCTTCTCGAATTGCATCAGACGGAACTATTTTGCGGTGGAACGTGGAGGGGAATTGGAGTCCGAGCATTCTCGAAACCTCAGCACATTTGCGAACTCACGGCATCGAAACCAATGGCATGACGCATCAAGAAATGGCTGACATCCATGCTGATCTGCATGAGGGAAACGTGACCGCAAAGGTTAAGGTAGTGAATCGTGGAACATCGTGTCCGAACGGACGGTGTCCTGTTCCGCAACGCC